AATGGTAAGCTAAACATAGCAGATACTGCAAATATATTTGTTAATAGATTAACTAGAACATTAGGCAAAGATTCAATTATATATTTTATAGGTGGTACAAGATATGCTATTAAAGATAGTGTTGGCAGCAACCCGGCACCAGTTGGATATTATGGTGCATTTCAAGATACATTAAACCAATTGGCAACTGTAATAAATACAGGTTATCCAATGAAATTAGGGATTACTGATTTATCAAATCAGATAAGTATTGTTAGTAATTCACGTATTACAATAGCAAATACAGGCATTTACAACATACAATGGTCAGGGCAATTTACTAACCCTACATCTGCAGAACATGATGTTACAATTTGGCTTAGAAAAAATGGTGTAGATGTGCCAGGTTCAGCAGGAGTTGTATTAGTACCTGCAAAACATGGTTCTTTTGATGGTCATACACTACCTGCTTGGAATTATCTTATTGATGCTGTTGCTGGGGATTATTACGAGTTTGTTTGGAGCACAGCAAACACATCTGTATATCTTTCATTTACAGGTGCAGGTTCTCCTCCTCCATCTGCTGCATCAGTTATAGTAACTGTTACACAGCAAAGTGGTATAATGGCAGGCACAGGAATTACAGCTATTAATTCCCTAACAGGAGCAGCTCAAACTATAACAACAGGCACAACTGGAACAGATTTTGCTGTATCTTCTACAGGTACTACACATACATTAAATTTGCCTACTGCATCAGCTACTAATAGAGGTGCTTTGTCATCAGCTAATTGGAGTACATTTAATAGTAAATTAGGAGCATCAGATACAGTTTCTTTGTCCAACAGAATCAACCTTAAGCTAAATATAGCAGATACTGCATCAATGCTTAGTTCATACAACACTAGAATAAATGGTAAGCTAAACATAGCAGATACATCAACACTACAGCGTAAATCAATTGCAGCTTATTCATTCTCAGCAAATAACACCAATGCAACGGCAAACGCAACGGCACAATATTTTAAAGATACATCAGGCACTTATACCGGTACAATAACGTGGGGATCATCAGCACCAACAGGTGCAACAACACATACTTATAGATGGACACGCATAGGTAATATGGTTACATTAAATATATCTTTAGTTTATGCAACAGTATCATCAGGTGCAAATGGTAGTTTTACGGTTGCATTACCAGCTGATGCTCCAACACCAGTAAAGCCAACAGGGTACAATTCTGCAAGTGCATATTTATATCCTGCAATTGGTAATACTGGGACTGCATTAACAAATTTAGCTGTGGCTATAAGAGGTGGATTGCGTAATAATTCCGGTAATAATGGTTTTGAAATATTTATGTCTTTTACAGCAAGCACAGCCATATATGCTCAAGCAACCGTAACTTATTATACAAACTAATATGAGATACATACGCAGAAAAATAACAGAATTACCAACGCAAAACAATCGTTTAGTTTATGTAATAGTAAATACAAATGATTGGACTGATACGTTGGAAAATCATCCGAAAATAGTTGAGCAATCTGATTTGTATGAGATTACAGAAGAGACAATACCAACAGATTTACATTTATGGTCAATAGAATACGAAGGGAATTAAAATTTAAATAAAATGACAACAGCTGTAATAACTAACTTTTTAATGACTGCTATCTTTGGATTGGTAGCTTTTGTTAGCAATATATTTATTAAAAAAATGGATAGGTTTGAAAAAAAGATTGAGCAGATTTTAATGTCTGATGTTGCTATTAATAAAGATATTGAAGTAATTAAATCAGATATTGACAACCACGAAACACGTATTACAAAACTTGAAAAATAATAATTATGAATAGTTCAATTTTTACACTTAACTCAAATGACTTTATTAAAGGTTTAATTATTGCTGTATTAACATCAGTTGTTACAATCGTTTATCAAACAGTATCTACTGGATCATTGGCAATAGATTGGAAAGCAATTGCTACTGTTGCTTTATCTTCAGCATTGGGTTATATAATGAAAAATTTATTGACTAATTCAGAAGGTAAATTCCTTGCTGCTGAATAAAAGCGATATATGTCGAGATTACAGGAAAAAATATCCTAACTATCCAACTTTAAAGTTGGCCAGGATTGTATATGCTGATAATAAGTTGACATTTAAAGATATTGAAGATTGCAGGGGTACATTAAGATACATAGAGGGTAAAAGAGGTGGACCATTGTCAAAAAAAGTAAAACATACTGAATTTTATATGACTGAAAGCAGACCAAAAAATCCTTACAATTTACCTGAATCTTATGAAGAAAGACGAGATCCTTTTATACTGCCTGTTTGTTGTAACAATATACTGCTTATATCTGATTTGCACATCCCTTACCACAATATTGAGGCAGTTACTATAGCCCTAGATTACGGCAAAAAAGAAAAGGTAAATACTATATTTATTAATGGCGATTTAATCGACAACCACCAAATAAGTAAGTTTGAGCACGATCCAAAAAAACGAAGCGTTAAAGCTGAATTTGACGCGACAAGGGAGTTTTTAGTACAACTTAGAAAAGCCTTCCCAAAGGCATCAATCTACTGGCTAAAGGGTAATCATTGTATCCGTTGGGAGAAATTTTTACTAGCTAAAGTGAGAGAGATTTGGGATGATGATTATTTCTTTTTAGAAGAGCGTTTACAACTTAACCAGGTTAATGTAAAGATATTAGATGATAAAGTATTGGTTAAAGCCGGTAAGTTATCTATCACACATGGCCATCATATTTTTAAAGGGGCTTTCACACCTGTAAATCCTTCGCGTGGCGCATTTTTAAGGGCTAAGCAGTCATTAATTGTTGGGCATCTACATAGACCATCACACCATCCTGAAACTGACTTAGACGGCAAGATAATTAGTTGTTGGAGTACAGGGTGCTTATGTGAGCTTAGGGCTGATTATTCCCCATTGGTTGGTAATACGATGCATGGCTTTGCTCATATACAAATTGCTGATGATGGAGATTATACGGTTAAAAATTATTCAATCATAAAAGGTAAATTATGCTAAATAAAGAGAAGGTAGTTTTTGAAGATGAATCTTTTGATATTGAGATAGATAGTAGAGATACTGAATTTATTGCAGCTGCATTTAATTCATTGGGGGCTATAGAGATGTTAGATACCGGCTTAATGAATGAAGATCAGAAGGAAGTAATCTCTACAATACAATATCAGGCTATTGCCATAATTAGCGAATCTATAAATAATATTTACAATGAAATATTTGATACTACTGCTGATAGCAGTAACGACCTGGTCCTGTAACCCAAGCCGAAAACTTGACAAATTAAATAAGAAACACCCCGAACTCCTTGCAAAATTCTGCAAAGATACATTCCCTTGTATTATTACTGCAATAGATACAGTTACTAATATTGAGTATGATTTTGTAGAGATACAATGTCCAGGTTATGAAGTAAGTAAAAAAGATACAATATGGCTTACTAAAAATAAAACACAATTAATTACTGGCCCTGCAGTTGTTGTAACTGAATTTAAAACCAATACAATAACTAAATTAATAAAAGATAGTGCTGCATTAAAATCATGTGAGCTTGATGTTATAGCACTTAATAAAAAAATAAATGAAGCAAACGATAAAAATACAAAGCTTCAAAATAAAGTAACAGCAAAAAATCGTTGGATAATGTGGCTTATAATAGCACTTTTATTAATGATAATTGGTAACATAATACAACTTAAAAAATGATAGCATCAAAAAATTGCATAAACTTAATAAAATTATTTGAGGGTTATAAAGCTAAAGCTTATTTATGCCCAGCATCAGTAGTTACAATTGGCTGGGGTAGCACCATGTACACCGATGGCCGTAAAATAAAAATTGGAGATACAATTAATGAGATACAAGCTGAGGAGCTACTTATGTGGGAGTTAAAAAACAAATCAATAGCACTGCATGGTTTAAACCTTAATCAGAATCAATTTGATTCGTGCTTATCTTTTATTTACAATGTAGGCATAGGAGCATTTACTAAATCAACACTTAGAAAAAAGATTGTTGCTAATCCTAATGATCCTACAATAAAAGCTGAGTTTATGAAATGGAATAAGGCAACTGTAGGAGGCAAATTAATTGAGTTAAAAGGTTTGACCAGGCGCAGAACAGCTGAGGCTGAGCTGTACTTTAAAATATAGTTTTTTGTTTAGTAAATAAGGTAGGATGTTTCTACATCCGGCTAATTTTTAGGGTAGGTTTGATTTTCCCCCGATGTTTCTACATTGGGGCCTTTTTTTTATATCTATTATGTAAGGTTTAAGCTGACAATAAGGATATAATAAAAAAAATAAAAAATATTACATAAATATTTGGTCAATTAAAATAACTTTCTTTATCTTTGATTTATCAAACCAAATTTAAAACCTAAAACAAAACAAATGAGCCAGTCAACTAAAGACACAATCACCGTAACAATTTGCATTATATTGGCATTACTTGCCGATTCTATTTTTAACCTTTTATAAAAAAAACATGGAACAAAAAAACAAACGAGGGCGAAAGCCTATCCCTGACAACCAAAAAAAGAAACCCTTATTAATTTATCTATCAGATGATCAGATTACATTATTAGGTGGCCCATCAGCGGCTAAAAACATTCTAACAGATTATTCATTATTTAAAATCAAACAAAATGCAAAAAAAGAGACTATTTCAAATCCATGATTTTGTACTTAGACATGATAATATAATAGTACAAATCTATGAGAATAACTACATTGAAAATACACTAACTGTACCTGTACATGCATTTGTACAATATTTGTTAAGACATGACCGTCTATATTTTGAAACACAAGACATCAGCACTGGTACTTTAGTTACTAAATCATATCATCTAACTTTTGATAATTATTGGGATGAAATGGAACGTGAATACAAAGAGCAGGATATTTATGATTTTATTATAGCTACATGTGTTGATTTTACAAAAGCTGTAGATGAAGTAATCATAAGATTTGGAAATAATTTAAGTAACTATTTATGGTAAAATATTTAAAGAAATTATATGACAAACTATTTAAATCGACAGAAGAAATTGAACACCAAAAAAAAGTGGAGTTCTATAATCGAATTGATAATAAAACAACAAAGACAAGACCGAATCTTAAAACAAAACAATCCTAAAATTAACCAATATGAGCAATTACTTTATAGATACTAATCAAAGACAAATTACATTTACTGACAACCGATTCTATACTACTGAATCAAATAATTTCGTTCCATCAGTAACAACCGTTCTGCAAGCTTATCCAAAAGACGCACATTTTTACTCCTGGATAAAACAAGTCGGCGAAGATGCTGATACCATTAGAGATGAAGCCGGCAGACGTGGATCTATTGTCCATAGTCTTACTGAGCGTTACGATGCTGGCGAAGAGGTTAACTTATTAGATAACGGAGGCAACATCAATTTTAAAATGTCTGAGTGGACCATGTTTGAGCGTTATGTAGAGTACAGACAACAAGTCCAACAGGAGATAATGTTTAGTGAAATAAATTTTATTAGTGAGCAATTAGGCTACGCTGGAACAATTGACCGTATTGTCAATATAAACGGCAAAACTTACCTAATAGACATCAAAACATCAAATAGTATTTACGATTACTTTTGGCTACAATTAGCGGCTTATAACGAGCTGATAAAAGATGCTTATCAAGCTGAGAATGTTATAGATCATGTGGCAGTGTTATGGCTTAATGCTAAAACACGTACAGCCGGTAAAAATGGTGCTATTCAGGGACCAGGTTGGCAGTTGATAGTTAGAGAAGATAGTGAGCGTGCAAATGACTTAAAACTATTCAACGCAACTAAGCTTTTATGGGATGCTCAAAACAGCGACATGAAGCCGAGAATTAAAACTTATTCATTAACTCATAAATTATAATTATGCTTTACTGCAGACATTGTAAATCTGAGAAAGATTATCATATTTGTACAAATGGGCCACATGATCAAGCTTTATGTATTGATTGTGGTAACCATATCAAATTTATAAGTAAGAAATTAAACGGTGGCACCGACACAGCCATATTTAAACCAATGGGATCAATAATTAAAAATTCTGCTATCTACCTTACCATCAGTGATGGTAAAATCTGCAGACGTGTGCAATCTCCCACATCGACATCAAAAGAGAGACAAACAAAAGACGGTAAGCTTAT